TATATGCGATTTGATCCTTATAAGTGGCAACTTGTGGCGTACCCGTTTCGGCCTTCAATGCAGTCTCAATGCCTAGCGGTGAATTTTTACCATCGCCTTGATGAATCGCAACACCAAGCGCAACGCCCAGACGATCCCCAAGCTCTTGAGTCAAGAAACTGATGAAGTCCTCTTCAGACATGCTCTTCATCTTCCAGGACACGGTGGCGACTTTATTCAGCTCGTAACCTTTAAGCACCAATTGACTGAATTTATTTTGCTCATCATCAGCCTGCGTGTTTTCGTCAACCCACTGAGCATCACCAGAAACAATGCCATCGTGCTTGTTGATGGTCAGCGTGCCAGAAACGTTGAATTTCTTGGCATCAGCGAAGGCTGGATATTGTTCTTCTGCGATCTTCCAGATGCCAGCTGCCACAGTGTTAGGAATCAAGGTCGGAGTGTTCCCCGTTTGGTGAGAAAATGGTGCGCCATTAAGGCGCGCGTTTTCCTTATCGAATACAGCCTGCTCTGCAGTATTGAGAGTGTGACCCAAAAGCGTTTTAGCCCATACCTTGTCATAAGTCGGCTGTGTTTTGGCAACAGTGTTCAATTTGGTGTTTTCAAGAGACTTTCCAACACCAACAATGTCGTTGGCTGGTGCTACCTGAGCCAAGGTGATTGGCGCATGGTCATCCAGGGCTGCCAAGTTGGCTTGGTCTTTTGTTTGCTGATCCCACTTTGCGTCCAAATCCTTCACGGACTTCATTGCTTTGTTGGCATCCTCAGACTTCCCCTTATCGATTGCGGTGCGAGCATCGTTCATCAGGGCTTCGCGTTGCTTCAAGTATTCTTCTTTGTTCATGAGGTTATTCCCCTTTCAAATTTAAGAGATTGTATTCTGCATTCAAAAGCGCCATCTGATCATCATCAGACGGCGCTCTTTTTAGTGCTGTTGTGTTTCGGAGATGTTTCATTTGGTTCAGCGTGGCAAGACTTGGAATCTTATTCAGGCTAGCAGTCATGACCATTTTTCCTGGCTTCTCCGCATTGTCAAACATCATCTTGTCAGCAAACCCTTTTTCAATGGCAGTCTGCGGATCCAGCCAGTAAGTCGAGTCCATCAAGTCAAGGATTTCTGCTTGGGATAGACCTGTCTTGGCCATATAGGCATTAGCTATTGCTATGTTTGACTTCTTTAACGAGTCCGCAGCATTCTGCATGTCATGATAGTCACCCATCTGTCCACTGGAGACATTGTGGATCATCATCATCCCTGCAGGTGACATGGCTACGACATCACCCGCCATCGCGATCAAAGATGCAGCTGAATATGCCACACCCACAACGTTCACATTGACCGGCCCTTTATAAGCACGAAGCATGGTGTAAATTTCAGAGCCGGCATCGAGAATTCCTCCACCTGAATTGATCTCAACGGATAAGTCGTCACCATTAGCCTTGTTAATTAGATCAGAGACGCTTTTAGGTGAAGCATAGTCATCGCCAAATAGATCGTAAAGCCATCCGTAATCATTAGTAACGATGTCACCTTTAATCGGTACCACTGTCGTCATTATCATCACCTCCTTCCGTTGGATCAGGGGCACCGTCGCTACCAGTTGCTGAAGGCACTGTCCCTGTATCCTTTCGGAGTAACATCTTGTCGCCATCCGGAACTGGTGACAGATTAAAGAATCCACGCAATTCATTCGGAGTCATCACAGCACGGTCAACCAGTTGGACGAGTGACAGTTTGGTTTGCATGCTTGCATAGCTCAAATCGCTTGATTCAAACACAATTGAATTACCAAACGAACGTTGCCGTCGGTTGAACAAGCGGCTCGTCCATTGCTCAGACATCTGCCTAATCACTGGCTCAATCTGACTTTCGTAGTAACTAATCCACTGGTTTTCAGTGTAGCTACTTTGGACAATGGCCTTGTTGGTATGAAAAATTGAGTAGATTCGATCCACAGTCGCATCCATTTGCTTAGCATTTGGCACAAAATCAGTGGGCTTTAACTGGGTTGCATCGGTCTTAGCATCAACACCAGCTGCACCGATTGAATCCTGATCTTTTTGTGTCTGCAGATACGATGCAACAAAAGCTTTCGTATTCTTCTCGATATCCTCCGGGCGCATAGCAGTATTGAATTTCAACAGCCAGCGAACAGCGGCTGAATTCTTGATGGCAGATACAATACCTTGGTCAGTGGTCGTAACAATCTCCATGAGTGGTGCCAACGTCGGGCCATTCGATTCGCCAAAGATTTCGTCCTTGTTGAAATCTTTGCGCAGGTGAATCACCTGCCAATATGGAAATGTGTAGGTCTGTGCATTCTGCATGTAGAACTTGAGATAGAGGTTGCCTTGATTGTCTTGAATGGCTTCGACACTGTTAGCCACGATTGGCCAGATTGCTGTTGGCATTCCATTGGCATCATTCTGGACAAAGGCAAAAGCGTTGTTATTCAGTTCAAGCTGCGTGATCATCTTTTCTTGCAGCATCTGGCCGCTCATTAACGGGTTCGGGTCTGATAACAAGAACTGGATATAAACGTCTGGATTGACTGCGATGCTGTCACCGGCACCGGACCGAATGTGCTTGGCCACTGCTTTGCCGATCGTGGTTGCTTTGACCTCAATGGCTGACCTAATGATGTCAGATTCATAGACCTTGCCATTCCAACCAAAAAAGCCGTTACCGTAGTTGGTAACAAGCTTGTATTCCGGTGTGACTGTGACGCCACTATTTTTTCTATGAAAAAGATTGTTCCAAAATGCCAAATAATCACCTCCTTACGGTTAAATCAATGTCTGATATTCTTCTTGGTTGTTCTCAAATACAACATAAGCATCGAGCAAAGAAGCCATCCCATCAATTCGCTTACGCTTATTCCTTCCCTTGTCAGGTTGGATATTTCCATTTCTATCAGTCACAATCGTCGTGTTAGACAGACACCATTTCAAGATCGGATTGTTGTTATAAACAATTCGCTTTGAACGGAGATCTGCGCCAAGCGAATGCATGGGACTTGATAATGTCTTCACACCTTGAGGAATTGCATCAAAAGTCTTTTCGCCATATCGGAATTCAAGATCTTTGACGAAGTATGTGGCTGACCAGGCGTCATAACCGCCTTTGAACAGGTAAATGTCATATTCTTGTTCAAGCTCCTCAAACCAGTCCATGATGTCGCGATAATAGACTTTATTACCTTGGCTCGTCCTCAACAATCCTTGATCGCGCCACGTGGCATAAGGAATGTTGTCCTCCTGTGCGCGCTGCTCAAGAGTGTCTTCCGGCAACCAGTACATTTGCTTAACGTAGATGTGATCATCATTAGGTATCTGGAAAATGACCGTTGCACAAGTCAAGTCAGTCGTCTGCGATAAGTCAGCGCCAGCAATGCCATATCGTGGCTTGAGTTTGAGTGTGTCAAACGTGGCCTCGTTATTCAGTTCATCAAAGGTCAGCCACGACTCAGTCGCTGTCTCACGGATATTGAAATCCTTGCAGACTAGGTTTTTAACCAGTCGGTGATTTGCCTTGGCTTTTTCGACACGTTCAGCCAATGTGGTCTTGTTTTTGATCGTGCCAAGTCCAGGGTTTGCCTTAACCCAGCATTTCTCATCACGCCATTCCGCACGTTTGTCGAGTTCGTAGATGAAGAACAATGAACGTTCATCCCTGTAACCTTCGGGTTGATCATATCCTGCAATCGTCATCTCAGCGTCGTCGTAGATCTGATCATAAATATCTTCGCGGATCGTGCCAGCGGTGGATGTGATGAAAATCAGTGGTTGATCCCGTGCAGTGATCCCATCGGCCATGATGTTGTAAAGTGGCTCACCGTTCTTCCACTGGTGAATTTCGTCCATCAAGATGCAAGAAGAATTGAGACCGTCAAGCGTATCGCTGTCAGATGACAGAGGCTTGAAGACGCCGTCGTTGTAATCTTCTGAAGACAGATCAGCCACATGCGTTTTGATTCGCTTAGCCAAAGCCGGAGATTTTCTGACCATGCGCTTGGCTTCATTCCAAATGATCTTCGCCTGATCCTTCTTCGTAGCCACCGCGTACACTTCAGGCCCAGCCTCACCATCGGCAATCTGCATGTACAACCCAACAGCGGAACCGAGCAGCGACTTCCCGTTCTTCTTACCAACAATCAGGACAACCCGCTGATACTTTCGGAAACCCGCACCATCAACGAATCCAAAAGACGCTGCCAACAGTGCTTTTTCCCAGAGTTCTAGGACAATGTGCTTCCCGCCTGCTGGTCCCTTGCTGTGACGACAATAGTTCTCGATAAATTCAAGCACATGATTACCACGACGATTTGAGTAGTACCATTCGCTATTGTCGTTGTGCATGTCAGCGATGAGTTTTTTGTACGTGCGATAGATTTTCTTGCCGACAACTTGATCACCACCATTCTGCACAAAAGATTGCCAGTATTGAGTAATTGGATCGTAATCAGCTGGATAACTGACATGTCGATCGACACGAATCTTGATCTGAATGTCAGCCATTGCTACTCGCCTCGTTCCTCAACAAAGTCATCAAAGCCGTCGCTCTCTTTGTTGGGATCGGCGGGCATGATTGCGGATTCTCTCGGTAGCAAACTGAGTAACTTATCCATCGCGGCAGTGTATCGATTGATCATCGTGTTGTATGATTTCTGGGCGGGATTCTCAACACGCATCGTCTGCTTCCCATTGTGCATGAGAATCGTTGGCCCTTTAGATTTGACTTCATCTTCCAAGATTTGAAGCGTGATGGTCATAAATGCACATCTTTGGATCAAGTTATCGGCCGCTGCCAACTTCTCCGCTGAGATACCGGATAACGTTTGACGCAACCGCTCATATTCGAGCTGAATGGCTACATCCTGCTTTTCAATCGACATTTTCCGGCTCAATTTCGTCATCCCCTTAAATTTGTTTTCCCCCCCTCATACGAAAAAACAACCTGTGTATTATTCGTGTGTTGCATGCCGTTCCTTTTTAAGCAGCTGCTTATGGCTTCGTAGGGGGGACCGACTAACTGGTACTAACTGACCATGAGCATCAAACATAACGTCAGAACGAACAGCAGCCGTCTTCTCAAAGTGTTCCTCTTGGTGACAATCGAAGCAAAGATACTCAAGGTTGTCCCAGTTAAGCGTGATGCTTGGGTCATTGATGTTGTCTGCTGTAATGTAGTGCTTGTGGTGGACGATGTAGCCGGGCTTGATGATACCTCGCTTCAAGCAGCGCTCACACAATCCACCGACACTGGCAATGTAGGCAGCACGTGTTTTCTTCCACTCTTTACTGTGATAGAACGGCTCGCTGATCTCTCGTGGTACCATGGCCATCATATCTACCTCCCAATGACATAGTAAAAGGACAACCGTTTGGCTGTCCTTCCCTCAATCATATTGTTAATATAACTAGCTTGTCGGCTGTCTCGCGTCTGGTAAATCCTTCAGAGGCGAGCTTCCTAATTCCGCTGATTTGTTCATCTGTCCATTGCATCTACTCGCCTCCTAAAATATGTATAAAAATAGCACCTCACCGTTTGGCGGAGTGCGCGGGTAGATAAAAAGACGTCAGACCATTTCCTATAGGACAATTGATTTATCTTTAATTCCATCAATAACCCACTGCTGTAGAAAATATTCACATTGTATGTTGTCATAGTCATAAATGGGAATCATTGAAGTTGCTTTGCTTATGACCAATTTACTTTGCAATAGAATTATTCGCTGATCACTCATGGGACACTGCAGAGTATGCGTTGGCTCATCGTAGAAACGCTTAACAACAGCTTTGATATCCGTTGAGCTACCATTTAGAAAAGTCTTAACTTTTTTCAAAGCAACTTTAATCTTATGCTGATTCCACTTCCAAGCAATAAAGGACACTACCAAAATAGACCATGCCAATATCGAAATTAGAAAAATCCACAAACTGGTGTGTTCATAGAATGACTTTCCACCAGAGTAGTTTCTCCCTATGGGTTCGGATAATAATACCACAGTTCCAGCAATTGCAATTGCTCCCCAAATTTTGTTTGGTAGAGTCAGTATGCCCTTGATATTTTCTGTCATAAAAGTCACCTCAAAAAAATAGTACCCCAGCATGAACTGGAATACTACCATGAAACGGTGATAAGCATGCCTCCTTTAATCTAGACAGCCAATTTCTGAGCATTCCCACAAAAACAGGCCAGCATATTTACTGACCCGTCTTGTTGCACTTTTGATGTTTCCATCATATTTCGAAATATCAAGAGATACCATGCAATCGATGCGTATACATAAATTTGGTATTCAGTAATCTAGCCTGTTTTCTAATTGACGCCGTTGCTCTTCCAACTCATCAATCCAGTTCAAGCGGCGATGCAGTTCCGCGTGCTTGGCCCTGATAGTCTCATATGAGTATCCTAACTTGTCTGCTATATCTTCCAACGACATGCCTTGAACATATTTCATTTTCAGTATCTGGTTCTCGTAGCCGCTGAATGAATCAATCAGTTTTAGGAGATCATACTGCTCAGCTTTACATTCAGTCAGCTTGGTCTGCAGCTCTGGCACTTCCTCACCGACATGTGCAGCGCGAGAATCACTGCCGGATACGTGGAGCCTGCTCAGATCACCTTCTGACCATCGATCGACTTCAGCGTTGGACTTGCGTATCTTCCATTCCAGATACCTGATCTCATCGTCCAGTTCAAGATAATCTTGAAGCCACTCGAACCGACTTTTGTGTTCACGACTCAACGGCCCCACCCCTTATGATAGAATTAGTTTGTTAATGATTCAGGAATGGCTGCCATCGTGCGGCTATTTTTTTGCATTTTATTTCAATACTTCCCAAGACACTGCTACTTTATAAGCATTGAATGAAAACCCAAATGCGTTCTTATCCAAATATTGACGAAGCTCAACATGCAGATCAGGCAGTTCAGACTGAAGCCGTTTCACAAAACGCGGATCTTCAAATCGCCGCTTTTGATAAACATCCATGTCATTCTTTCGATCATAAACTATTAGTGATTTATATCCTTTTCTAGCCGCTTCAATCAGAGACTGTTCAAGCCTGGTGTTTTTAATCCACCGATTAAACCACGTATCAAACGCTCGCTGGTCTTCCCTACGAAGTGTCTTGGCCATATTGTTCATTTCTTAACCTCCGCTTTGTCCGATTGCTTTTTAGCTTTATCATCGAGCAATTCAGTTTGCCCATCAGCAGGCTTATCGCCATCCACATTCAGTTCAGTCTGGCTCGGTGTGAATACCATCTGTGCATTGCCCTTCAAAACTTTTGCGAATGAATCACGTTTGCCGTCAAGCTCTTTAGCTTGAATCCGTACTTTTAGTTCAACCACCTGATCCTTGTTCACAGTTTTTTCGGTTGAGTTAATTACGTTACCGAATACAGTGATGCTATTATCTTTTAATTCTGTCATGGCGTTAGCCCTCCTTGATTTGTTCGATGTATATCTCAACGTGTGGTTCGTTACTGTAAAACTTGGCAATGTGAGCCTCAACAATCTGCGCATCATCGACCCATACAATGCCCGTCAGCGGATCCGTGACGGCTTTGAAGTAGTTGTCGACATCGCCTTTGATGACTGGTCGCACAATACCTGCCGCTTTGTCCTTTTTGAGCCGTTTACTGCCGGTTTGCTGTATTGGTCGGTAGATTGTCACTCGGCAGATCAACGGCCCTGAGAGCGGCTCTCCTGTGTACTGATCGCGTGCGGCAACGGCCACCTCATTCTTGTACGCTTTGCTTCTTGGTGGATCATAGGTAGATACGAACTTGCCCCGACTGGCAAAGCGTGGCCGTCCTTGTGGCACAGGTTCCCCGGGTATATTTATCTGTATCATCATCAATCCTCCCTCATCAATTGCTGCCTTTTTTTCGTTTAACTTGATACGTCTTTGACAAGAGCCTGGCCAACGCTATTCCACTACGAGTCACTCTCTTATCCGATGAGATCAGATGTTTATCATTCATAACTAAAAACTCTGCGTCTGTGACGAGTGCAAGATTGGTAATGCTGAAATTCAACGAGTTACCATCCAAAAACACAGTTTTGTAACCTTTGGGAATTGGGCCATACGCCTCTTCCCAAACTCGTCTATGATTTGGCTTCCATTTTCTCTCAGCCTGTTTCACCACCACAATTGGTGCACGATTTGGTCGATCCTTTGAACGAGTTTCGTTCCTTTTAACCGTGCCAATCGCCATTCTTTTATGAAGGTCGTGATGTGAAGATGACCTTCTTGGATCTGCCTTGCCAAAATATTTTTGATATAAACCAGATTTAATGTTGTTTCTGATATTTAAGGCATGAACTTTCTGAACCGTTAACTGGATGCCCCAGTTTTCGTAAACCATTTTCGCAATCTCTGCGCCCGTGTGACCAGGCACAAACTTTTTATAAGCCTTGAGCTGATTGTCATCTAATAGCCTAGACATAGCACCAGCTCCTCACTCGCTGTGATTTGATGACGGAATTCAACCGATTGAGAGTTTGATTGACTTTAAGAAGCTTATTCCGATGTTCTCTAACTGGATCAATCTTGAAATCTGGCTCGCTATTATCGATGATTTCAGCAGCATAAACATGGTGCCGATGACCCCAGTTTCGAACCTGTCGTGAATTCAAATTCATCTCAAACTCAAAGTTGATTTGCCTTGTTGCCTCAGCCCATGTTCGTCCAGGAATGATTTGCTTAGCTCTGTGTTCTTCTTCCAAAGTGAGCAAAGCGTTTCGACGCCAATATTCAGTGTCGTACACCGTCAAGTGCTTTCCCATTTTCAGTCACCTCATTCATTTGCAACACTCGTGGCATTGTTGGATCAGCGGACTCATTATTCTGATAAGCAACCTGAGCACTTAGAATGGTTCGGGCATTCCCGATGATCTGCGTTGCAATTTTTGAAATCCCGTCAGCCCTTCGAAGTTCTTGCTCTAGTGGCTCACCCTCTAGAGTGTCATCATTTAACCGCTCCATCTCACTGAATAAGTGATTGTTTAAGTCGTCCAAAGTATTGTGTGTTTTCATCATCGAACTTTCCCCGCTTTCTTTTGCTGCGTTTTTTCTGTCAACGCTGGAGTTCCATTTTCTCTTGTTGAGTAAAGAAATTCGTCAAGCCAGTTGGCCAGCGTTTTAACCTCTTCGCGATCCAAATAGATACCTGCATATGCAATCTTGGACTTAGCAATGCTAAGAAGATCGATCAGAACATGATTGTCTTCTTCATGAACAAGGGTCATCCAATCGCTGCTTTGATCTTTCTCGTCGCGCTTTGTTATTCGAAAATTGCTCATGACATGCCTTCCTTTCGCTGATCAACGATGCCTTTAACGCCAAAGCTATTTCCCTGAGCATGCTTGGCCATGCGGGACAAGGTTCGCTCGCCATATCTTTTCTTGAGGTCTTGGCCATGCAAGTTAGTAGTGACAATCGTTGATTTGTCCTCCCGGTTCCTAAAAACCTCATCCGCTGTCTGAAGATCAAAGTTACTACCACGCTCAGAGCCGAGGTCATCGATTACAACGACATCTGCTTTGCCTATTTCGCGCATGATCTTCTCATTTTTCATCCGTATATCTTGAGCGTTGTCACTCATACCAGACTTGAGCTGTTGCATGAGTGCATTCCAATCAATGAACAGACAGTTCTTGCGATAACTGGTCTTCTTGCGCACATCCATCAAGATGCCATTAGCAATATGTGACTTTCCAACGCCGGTATCACCGACGATCAATCCGTGTATAACATCACCACGAGCAATTCTATTTGCCAATCCGACTGCGAAAAGTTTCAGTTGCTGCTGACCGATACTGTCGGTTCTAAAGTTGCTGAAATCCTCTCCCATGACATCAACGCTGCTGAAGACCGAGTATGCCAAGTAATAACTGCGAGTCCGTGATTTTCGCGCTTTTCTCTCAAGATCTGGCTTTTGCTTCTTGGGTTCCGTTGGCGGCTGTTTATAACCACAGTACATAGTGGCTGTTGAACTAGGCCACC